TTTAAAGAGACCAGAAAAAATATGAAAGAGGTAAAAAAATGAACGGACTAACAAAACAGATCGTCATCAACAAGGTCATCGAGGAAGTCGATGAAGCCCGAGGGAATGCCGAACGTGGACAATTGCTCAATGAGATTGACTACGGCACCTTGTTTGGTGAAGTATCAACACTGAAATGCCTGGAGCTGATCACAGAGGCAGAAGGTATCAAACTGCTGAATGACGTAAATTTTGCCTATGTTGGCATCCGGGAGGGAGAATGATTTGACCAATAAAAAGGCCCCACATGAACAGAGAGGAGTATCGTGCGTGGGGCTAAAGAAAAAAACATGTGTAAAGTATAGCACGGAGAGGAATAAAAGTCAATGAGTCGAGAAACACTGAAAAAAGCCCGCAAGGACGCGGGCATGACGCAGAAGCAGGTGGCGGAGTATTTGTCTGTAGGCGAGAGGCATTATAAAAAAATAGAAAGCGGAGAAATCGTTGGAAGCATCGCTTTGTGGGACAGACTTGAAGATTTGTTTAAAATTCATCAAAGAAAACTTCGTGAGCTTTCAACCAGTCATCGCGACAAAGTAGGTAATCAATAGATACGTCTAAAATGTCGGATATTTTAACCAATCCCTCAATTGTGGGCTTAGCATCACCGCTTTCATATTTACGATAGTTTCGAATCCCGGTTTGGAGAGCATCGGCCATGTACTGTGCGGTAATGCCGCGTTTTTTTCGAACAGCATTTAAGCGTTTTGGAAACATCAAAAAGACCTCCTAAAAAATTATCATTGACAGTGCCATAATAATACACTATAATAACAATCAAAATAAGTGCCATTATATGGCACTGCCATTAAGAGGAGGAACTCATGAAAATCGAAATTACCGGAAGTCGTTGTATCAGCTGCAATAAATACACCCAGTATTACGCCCGCGCATGGAACGGAGGATTTGACCCGATTAACTGCGGATTTTGCGGAATGCGCCAGTGCACGACCAGGCCAGGGAACCGATGTAAGCATTATCGGGAAACGGCGAATGTTGCTGGATTTTATCCAGTCGAGAAAAATTTAGAAGGAGAACAAAATGAAAGCATTAAGAATTTTTGAGAATGAAACGTTTGGAAAGGTTCGAACCGCTGTTATTGATAACGAACCTTGGTTTGTAGGAAAGGATGTTGCAGAAGCGTTAGGCTATGCAGATACCTCGGATGCGATGAAAAGACACGTTGACAATGAGGATAAGCTGACCCGGCGTTTCACCGACTCAGGTCAAAGTCGCGCGATGTACATTATCAACGAGTCTGGTCTATACAGCCTTGTCTTATCGAGCAAGCTTCCATCCGCAAAACAATTCAAGCGCTGGGTAACTTCCGAAATCCTGCCCACCCTTCGCAGGACCGGCACCTACTCTACAAAAGAAACACAGCAAGCGGACGAGGTTAAACTCCTCAACGCGAAGTCCCGGGCGATGAATGCCGAAGCCCGATTAAAAACCGCCGATTGTAAGCGCGCCGAGCTGCTCTACAAGCTCTCGCAGGTAGACACCTTATCCAAGACTTATACAACAGTTTTGGTCGCCAAAGCCGCCGATATTGTCAACGGTGGGGAGTTATTTCCACTCCCAAAGGTGACCCGAAAAACGTACACAGCCACCGAGGTCGCTGAAGTCTTTGGCGTGAGCGCCAACAAGATCGGCCGCATTGCCGCAAAGCACCACTTAAAAACCGAGCGATACGGTGAGTGGTACCGAGACGTGGCAAAAGGCGGGAAAAAGGAAGTGGACACCTTTAGATACTATGATGGTGCGATTCCAGTGTTTAAACGAATTTTAGAACAACAGAAGACATATGTTGGCATCCGGGAGGGAGAATGATGCGACCACAAACAAAACGTAAGTTAATCCTGGACGGGGTTATTTGTATGCTGTTTTTCTTTCTGCTTTGCGGCATTTTCGCGGTTTTTAACTGGATGCAAAATGGCGTTTTTCATTGCGGCGCGCTCTGGCTCATTGCCGGAATGCTTTCGACCGCTGTGTTTGCCCTACTGGCGGAAACAAGGCTGGACGAGGAAAGACAGTTAAAAGAACTTTTAAAGATTTTGGCAGAGGAAAAATGGAAGCGTTAATGATTGAAATTTTAGCATCTTTATGTCAGACAGGTGCCAAACTTTATGGGATGGCCATGGGACTGATCGGCGTGGGGATCCTTGTCCAGATCCTGCTTTTGATGTGGTTCACGAAAGCCCGGAAAAGCCCTGGAAAGTGCGTCAGAAAGAAAAAGGAGTGTCATAAAAATGAGCAATAAAGAAGAAAACCGAGAATGGTATTATTTCCTGAAAGAACACCATATCTGCGTCCGGTGCGGAAAAAGAGACGCCTTTTATAACAAAACAAAGTGCCCGGAATGTATTGAAAAAGCGCAAAAAAGAGACCGAGAACATTATGCCAAAAACAGAGAGCAGATCTTGCAAAGAAAGAAAAAACGCAGTAAACCGCTTTATGCCAGGCGAAAAGCAGAAGGGCTGTGCGTCAAATGTGGCCGAAAAAAAGCGATTAAAGGCATTTACTGTTTAGAATGCTATGTCAAAGAGCGAAAACGGCAGATTGAAAGAACAGAAAAAAGAAAGCGTGAAAATGGCGGTTATATCCGAGAAATCTGGAAAGAAAAAGGCCTCTGTATACAGTGCGGCGAACCAACACTTCCAGGGAAAAGGCTTTGTCAAAAGCACTATGAAGTTGCCGCTAAAAACGCAGAGCATGCCCGAAAGTATTCAAAGTGGTGGCGGAAGGACAACCAGCTTTTGTTTATAAAAAAAGAAAAAGCTCCCCAAGCGCTACAACGCTAAAAGGGAGCAAGACCATAACGTCATCATTTTACCATAAATTTTAAAGAGAGACAAGGGGGAGGACAAGCATGAACCTGACCGAAGCCATGGTCCGAATCGCGGACCTGGAAGCCGAAAAGGAAGAACTCACGAATCAGGTAGGCGATCTGACCGTTGAAAAAGATGGGTATCTGGAAGAACTCAACCAGATCAAGGAAAAGGCCAAGATACACATGAAGGAAATCCAGGATGCCATTGACGGCAAACGAAAAGTAACAACCTATATACGCGATGTCTATATGTCCAGTCTTGGAGAACTATTTTTACTAAACCTGATAACATTCGAGCAATTTTCTGTTTTCAACGAGGCGTTATCCGCACTGGAGTGTGAATGATGGAAGCGCTACAAAAATGGATCGAAGCGGTGTATGAACAAATTGAAGCCACTTTGTGTGAGCAACTCGAAGCGTTTTTATCCGAAGGGGATGTGGATCTGCCACCCGGCCCACCCGCACCGCCGTGGATCATCAAAACAAAACACGCTCCAATGCCTTTAGCAACCCAATGGGTAAAAGCCAGCATGGAGCATCCACCTTAAGGGTGCCGCTCTGACCTCTTTATAAAAAAGAACAACACAAACTAAAAAAATAAATTGATTAAAGAAAGGTTGTGGGTTTGGCGCAGAAAAGCGCAAGGGTACAAACAGACCCACGAAAAAAATGCCCCAGACAGCGTGCAGGCTGAAAAGGGCAAAGATTAGTTTACACATTTATTATAGCACAGAAGGAGAAATGATGAACTGGATTTTATTAATTGTTGGAGTGATCGCCGTTGGAGCTGCACTCTTTGTTTTATCGTATCGCACACAGAAAACCGTATACCTGTTATGCCTTGTTGTTGGCGCTTTGCTGATCCTTGCCTCACAATCCCTGGTGGTCATTAAAACAGGCTATACCGGCGTGAGACAAACCTTCGGGCAGATCAGCGAACAGCCCGTACAAAACGGCTTCAACCTAAAGGTGCCCTTTATACAGAAGATTGAGTCCGTCAACAATAAGCTGCAGGACAAAACCTTTGAAGAACAGGTCTGGGGTGAGACCGCGAATCGTACCGCCATATGGTACCAGAACATTGTGGTCACCTATCAGATTCAACCCGAAAAGTCCGCGTGGATCTATGCCAATGTCGCAGACTACAAAGAAAGCCTGGTTAGCAGTGCCCTTGTGGCTTCTGCCGTAAAAAGCACCAGTGCAACCCTCCAGGACGCCGACGCCACGAACCGTGGCACCGTCGAACCCTTAGTCAGAGAAACCCTTCAGAAAAGTATAGATGATAAATACGGCGCCGGCGTGATCGAAATCAATAAAATAGTGATCAATAGTGCCGATTTTGAGGACAGCTACAAAAATGCCATCGCAGAAAAGCAGAAGGCCCAGCTGGCCTATGAACAACAGCAGATTGAAAACCAGAAGCGCATTGAACAGGCAGAAGCAGAAGCCCAGGCCAAAATTAAAGAGGCCGAAGGGCAGGCAGAGGCCAACAGGCGCCTGAACGAGTCCATATCCAGCCAGGTACTCCAGAAGCAAATGCTGGACAAATGGAACGGAGAGCTGCCAAAAGTAAGCGGTGGCCAATCCATTATGGATATCTCCAGCCTGTTTCCGGCAGCACAATAACAACATATCCAGCGGCGGGGATCGTACCGCCGCCATTTTAAAAGGTTACACAGAGAAGCTGTGTCCTAATTTTTTTTACCCTTTTTAGAAGCAGGAGGCAGAAAATGGGAAATTTAGAACGTACCATCGACATGCAGTGCAACCAGTGCGGCTTAATCGCAACCATACCAGCTTACCAGTGGGAGGATCCCCGGTACTTTGTCTGTCGGCACTGCGATCCGCTCCATAACCTTACCAAGGCGCAGCGGGTACTCCAAAAGATGAAAAAGAAGTTGCAGGGAGACGAAGCATGAAAAAGCCATGGATGGACCCCGGAAGATGCCGGGAGGCCCGGAACACCCTTCGCGGAAAACGCCGGGCCCTCAGAAACGCTGTTGACTTCGGCTTAAACGATCTGGATTTAGCCGTTCAGGTCTTAGAGCTTCAGCAGCCCAAACAGGTAAGGGCAAAGGTAAAAGATCAAGACGTCGCCTGGGCGTGCCCGACCTGTGAGAAGATCATCGCCATTGAGTATAAGGATTCGCCCTTATCTCAGATCGGCTATATTGGCGATTACTGCCCCTGGTGCGGGCAGCGGTTAAAAAAATAAATAAAAAAACAACCGGGTTTGTAGCCTGGAAGCCGCCGGTTGTTTTAAGAAGTTGTCTTACTGTTATTATACCATTTTTCATACAGTAAAGGCAATGGAAAAATTTCAAAAAACGGCTTAAAATCGGGCCTTTGAAGCCCGTTTAGCATATTAACATTTAGACACTTAAGGATACTGAAGGTGGTAAAGCATGTATGAAAAGTGGACAGTAGAAGCAGGGAACACAATTGAAGTCAAAAAGACATACGCCTACCGGGAGTGGCAGAAAGGGAAACCAAGAGCCAGGAAAAGCCGGCCAACAAGCGAGGCCCAGAAGAAAGTAAACCGAAACAAGCAGGAAGCCCAGATCAGGGCATACCTCAACGAGAATTTCTGGGAAGGCGACCTTCACATTGTGCTGCCGTACCGGATCCCGGAAAGACCAAAAGAAAGAGCCGAGGCCAGGGCGCATCTGGCGAAGTTTCATAAAGATTTACGCCGGCACTGTAAAAAAGCCGAGATCGACTATAAATACATCGCCGTGACCGAAGTCGGAAAACGGGGCGCGTTTCATCATCACATTGTGCTAAATAAAATGGACACCGCCGTCATCGCAAAGCTATGGCCATACGGAACCGTGCAGTTTAATCACCTGGATAACCGGGCCGATCATAAAAAGTTGGCGCACTATCTTATCAAGTATACCGATTATGAATTTGACCACTATGAGGACCGGAAAGGAAAACGCCGGTTTAATACCAGCCACAACCTGATCCGGCCAGAACCAAAAATACAAGCCGTAAAAGCCGAGCGGTGGATCCGCGAACCCAAACCCCAAAAAGGCTACTACATCGACAAAGAATCCGTTTATATGGGGAAGAATCCATTCAATGGAACACCCTACCAGTTTTACCGGATGATCCGGCTGGATCCGGTTAATCCAAACGAAAAAAGAAAAGTAAGGAAGGAGTGATTAAGTGAAGCCAATTTTAAAGTACCCCGGCGCCAAGTGGAATCTGGCCAGCTGGATTATTTCACATATGCCGCCGCATGAGAAGAGGATGAGAAAATGAAAAAAATATTAAGGGTTTTTCCACGAAAAACAAGCTACACACCAACGGATCCTCTTGTTTATATTGCCGATGGTTTAGTACAGGTACCAGCATTAAGCTTGTTTCCTGAATTTGATGAGATCCATATTTCCTGTGTTTTTACATGGGACCGCGAATTTTGTCAGATGCTTCAGTGGCAGTTTAAAGGCTTTACAACAAAGCCCGTTCGATTAGGAGGGCCGGCCTTTGGTTCGTTTGCCGATGATTTTGTACCAGGCCGATACGTGCGCGACGGTGTGATCTTTACCAGTAGAGGATGCAACAATCATTGTCCATGGTGTTGCGTACCGGAAATCGAAGGAAAATTGAAAGAGTTGCCGATTGTACCGGGACATGTCATTCAGGACAATAATTTTCTTCAGACATCAAAACAGCACCAGAATAAAGTGTTTGAAATGCTTAAAAGCCAGAAAGGCATTTGTTTTAAAGGTGGTCTGGAAGTTGACCTAATTAATGATGATTTTGTGGAGGCGATAAGAGGCTTGAAGATTAAAGAACTCTGGCTTGCCTGCGATACAGACAGTACGCTGCCCGCTTTTAAAAAAGCCTGTGAAAAGCTCAGAAAAGCAGGTTTCAGCAGAGAAAAGATAAAGTGTTATGTGCTTATTGACGGAGAGATTGAGAAAAATGAGGAAAGATTGCGTCAGGTATATCTTGCTGGCGCCATGCCATTTGCTCAACTGTATCGAGCGTTTACAGGAAAGAAAACGGTGTACCCGAAAGATATTGAAAAATTTGCCAGACAATGGCAAAGACCACCGGCGATTATAGCACATATGGAAAAAAATACCAATTATATGGAATTTAATAAGTAAAAAAAGAGCGGGATCTTTGGGCCTAATTATGGAGGAAGCGATATAGATATGAAAGCACTTGTAATAACTGTACCAGACGGTTTTAAAACCGCAGTGGTCACCGTCACCTATGAGGATGATGAGGGGAAAATTGATCTCGAGACAAAGTCCACCAGAGGCCAGGACACAAACTGGATCCTTGATTTTTCAGAGACCGACAAGACTGAAAAGTCCAATAAAGTGACCTTTGAAGACTATTTTCGCACGGTGTTCCCGGAATACGACGAAAGCAAGGGAGCGGTCAGTGAATACTGCGTAGGTGATTTTTTTAATATTACCTGTCCATCAATTGCCTGTGAAACTTGTTGGCAAAGAGAATATTCGCAAAACAGCCAGTGTGAAGACAGCGTGCGGGAACAGGTCACAGAATGCGATGACTGTGCCATCAATCCCCATTGCCTCGATGATCTGAATGGCTTCTGCCTGAAAGAAGCAATGGAAAAGAAATCCACAGTAGAGGAGGAAGAAACATGAATCACCTGACCATGACCATCAACGACGAACAGATCCAGGTCAAAGAATACCAAGGCACCCGCGTGGTCACCCTGGCCGATATCGACCGAGTCCATAAGCGGCCGCCGGGAACCGCCAGAAAGCGGTTCAATTTTCACAAAGACCGGTTTATAAAGGGTGTGGATTACTTCGTCCTAAATACGGACATAGCCCTGAAAGAGTTTAACACCATTGCGCCAAACGGTTTAACGGTTGTGACGGAGTCAGGCTATCTGATGCTGGTCAAGAGCTTCAATGACGTTCTGGCCTGGGAAGTTCAAAGGAGTTTGGTCAGCAACTATTTCAGAAAAAAAGAAAGCGCAGATTTGCCGACCGGAGAAAACCTTCTGGCCATGGCCGTACTGGAAGCCCAGAAACTGCTGGAAGCCAAAGACCAGACCATACAGCACCAGAAAGCGCAGATAAAAGAGCTGGCCCCGAAAGCCGATTATACCGATACCATCCTGGCCAGTAAAGACCTGGTCAATATGACACAGATCGCAAAAGACTATGGCATGGGCGCCAAGACCATGAACCGGCTGTTAAAAGACCTGGGGATTCAGACCTACAACGGCAACCAGTGGGTCCTGACCTACAAATATCAGAATAAAGGATACGCGGCCAGCGCCACCGCCAGTTACTACCACCAGGACGGAACCGTCGGCAGCCGGATGCATACCAAGTGGACCCAGAAAGGCCGCTGGTTTCTGTATGAAGTTTTAAAGCAACGGGGAATCCTACCCATCATCGAGCAAGAGCACCTTTATAAAAGGGCAGAGTAGAGGAGAAAAGAATGGAAGCAAACAAAACAACCGACGATTATGTTAAATACGTTCACGAGTACCTGAAAAATTATTATCCATACGTGGAAACCGCCGTCTGGCCAGATGAGATATCGGGGGCACCAGCGATCAAAATTATTGTCCTGGACAAGCAAAGAGGGGTGCCAGCAAAGATCAAACTGTTTGTGCCGCCGGAACAAAACTGGCATTTTAGCCTTACAAACGTGAAAAATCGGATCAACAAGCAGTTTGGTTACACGGTGCTGCTATGAAAGCGCAGGCAGGAAAAGACCCACGCCGGCAGCTACAGGGTTACACCAGCAAGAAAAAAGGACAGGCCTTTGAAACCATCATCGCGGCCGCCTGCCGGGCATACCGCGTTGAGCGTCTGGCCTATATCGACAAAACACCCGAACCCATGCGCGTCATCGGCCGAGGGCAGAAAGGCCAGTTTACCGCCATCTTTGAGAAAAAAGCGCAGCCCGACTTTAAAGGCACCCTGTCCGGCGGCCGGGCAGTCTGTTTTGAAGCCAAAAACAAGGAAGGGGATCGCGTCAACCAGACGGCCGTTACTCAGGAACAGAAAGAAGCCCTGAACGACCATGCCGATCTGGGCGCGGTGACCTTTGTGCTGCTGTGCATGAACGGCATGGATTACTACCGGGTGCCCTGGCGGATATGGCGGAGCATGAAAAGGCACTATGGCCGGATGTATATGACCTTAGAGGAGCTGGAGCCCTTCCGGATCCGCTTTGACAATACCCTGAAATTTCTGGAGGGCATCCATGAAACCGGACTTTGAAAATAAGATCTGCCCACAAGGATGCCGGTTTAAGCATTTCAGCATCTTCACGGTAGAGGGAGCCCCAAAAGACCGCTTTTTCTGCACGCTGTATCAAAAGCAGCTTAGAAAGCGATTTATAAAAGGGCATGACCGCGTGTATAAATGCACCGAATGTCAGTATGAGTTATAAGAAAGGGAAAACGATAAAATGGAAAAAATCAATCATTACAATTTTAACGAATTGCTAAAAGCATCAAAACGTGTGAAGGCGGATGCTGCGGCGGGTGAGGATAAGACCGTGGTCATTTTTGTTCCAATCTGCACCGAATGTGGCCATGTCTTAATGAAACTGGATAGGGTTCGGGGAGTCTGGAAAGAAGGGCAGATGCAAATAGCAAAAAAGAAAATTAAGCCTGAAAGATGCCCAGAATGCGGAAGAGAAATTGAAGGGTGCTGTATCCAGTGGGAATACCAGCAGGAAGGAGAAAAAAACCATGATTAAGATTGAAGCAAAAATCGATAAAGGAAACAACCAAACGGAAGTAAGCATAGAACAAGAAGGGAGTGCTGTGGATATCTTCGCAGAAGTAGGAGGTATCATCATGGCACTCGTAAAGGATGTTGTCCAACGAGTGTCAGAAACCGGAGAGGTTATTATTGGACACACGAGTATGCCGCTTCGAGAGGAAACTGTTGATGCTATGGCTCAAATGATGCAAGAAGGTTTTAGAGAAGGTGTCAATCAGTTAATCGAACAAGGAATTCTGAGAAAAGATTATATGGAGGAAGAAACATGCTGAAATTACTATTAGAGGGCGGTTATGAGATTTTGTTAAAAGAAACCTGGCAGAGCTATTCTGATGCCCTGCACGAGAACGACGATGACCCAGAGGTCATTTTAAAACAAAGCAATGAACAGTTTATCGCGGTGAATAAAGACAAAATTGTCGCCGTTGCAGACATCGAAATGGAGTAGGAGAAAACCAATGAAAAAGAATGGACGAAGATTAGCGGTTGTAATAATGATCATGTTTTGTTTGAGCGCATTAAGCGGTCCGGTATGGGCGGTGGGAAGTACGACTACAGCCGATCCGGCATCTTCAGAAACAATCAACGCCGTCACACTGGGAAAAACAACCAGTCGGCCAGCAAGCAGCAGAAGCACCAGCCGACCCGCGAGCAGCAGAAGCACCAGCAAACCCGCGACAAGCAAAGGGACCAGCAAAGGGGCGAACAACGTTACCAAACCCAAGACCAGTTCAGAGACCTCAAAACCAGCGAGTAAAAGCACAGCGAAACCATCCACTAGCAGCCAGACGACCCAAAATAAAAGTCAGACCAACCCAGATAAGCGCCCGGCAGCTTCAAACCCAAATAAAGAGGAAGGTTCGACCAGTAACCACTATTATTATCAATCCAGCGGGAATAACTGGGATCATTTCTGGAGTAACTATTGGCTCTACCAGGCTTTAACACCCGATGGGCGGACTTACGTCGTGGACGGCCAGACCTATACCGCGCCAGCGTTTACGGGGATATGGTCGATTTTAGCCGATATCATCACACTCCTCATCGTAATTGCGATCGTGGTGGTCATTGTTTGGTATGTCAAAAGACGAAGAAAGGCAAAAAATGAAAGGTATTAGTGGGAAGGAGCCAAGACATGTATTTAAGTGAAATTGGACTAGAAAAGGCTGAAAAGGGCCTGCAGCATATCTTTGATATCGAGGATGAAAAAGTAAGGAAAAACATCAAAGATCGGCGCACAAACGCAGCAGACAAGCGGAAAATAAAGATTGAGCTGGTTTACGAACCCTCAAGTGACCGGGACTTTGTCACCATTAGCTATTCCATAAAATCGGACCTGGCCCAGATCCAGGGCGGCGCGATTCAAGTGGAACTCCTGGAAAATGGTGAGGAGCGGCCAGCGATCACAGAAAACCGGATCAATGGCCAGGTGGATTACCGGGATCTGGCGGTCGATGCGGACGGCGTGATACAAGGAGAGAAGCCTTATGAAGATTAAATTGATTATGGAAAAGAAAAATCTGACCGTTGACCTGGAAAGCCAAAAGGCCGAACAGCTCTTCAACGTTTTTGCCCTGAAGCTTTTGGGGATTGAGGAAGGAACGGAGGTGAGGCGCATGATGACCGATACCGTACTTCTCAAGGACCATTGCACCACTGAGACGCCGGCAATTGAGCAGAAGTTGCAAGATATTGCGACCGATCAGCGGATAAGCGCGCCGATCCGCGAGGCGATCCGGCATCAAGAGGCGGTAAACGAAACGAAAAACACCTGGGAACAGGAATGCTTTGAAAAAGGTTATAAAGGCTTTATGTATATCCGTTGCCCGAAATGTGGGGAAATTAGAGGATTTAACGCGAAAAAGGAATCACGTTCGTTTATCTGCAAGGAGTGCGGCATTGTAACATACTTCGAGGAGTCTTTAAAACGTCTATACCTTAACTGTGAATGCGGCCGACGTTTTACCTATTGGACCAACATGACCGAAGAAATGTTTGATATACCCTGCATTGAATGTGGGATGCCGGTGCCGGTGATTCATAATCATAAAAAAGGCATTTATGAGACGGTAAAAGGATAAGTTGAAGAAAAGGAGGCTGAAATGGCTAAGGATATTGACGTTAAGGAGCTGGTAAAGCTGGCAGCAGCAGAAGGCGCAAGAGTGGCCCTGGCAACCGTGGAAAAAGAGCAGCAAAAGGCCAGAAGAGGCCGAAAAGACAGACGGTTAAGAAATACTAAACTGCTGTTAAAAAATTACCGTTTGCTGAAGGAGCACTGTGAAGGCGCTGTATTTATGGATGAACAGGTAGAGGATGAAAGCATTATTGATCTTATGAATATGATGGAAGAACACAATTACAGCGACAAGGTTTTTGTGGAAAGCATTCAGAAAAGCGTCGCACGGACACACTTAATGATGCAGCATATTGAGCATATGATGAATATTTATCGGGTCGTGTGTGAAAAAAGTGGTAAGGAAGAGGACATAAGGAATTACTGGATTGTCTGGCATTCTTATATAACCGATGAA